CCACCTCTATGTAAATGGGAGATTCATCACCCTCCTTAGACTCTTCATCATAAATGAGTCTTCTGGAGGATTCCTCCAGCATCCGCTCCAACCGGGCAAGACGCTGTTCGAGCTGGGCATTTTTCGCCTCTAGCTCTTTCACTTCGACAGGAGGCTCTTCAGCAACCAGATGCGTGGGTAATTTAATAATCCACACATCACCAGCACATGCACCCGCAACAACAAGATCATTGAAATAGATCGATGCTGTGAGAGTATCTGTGATAGAGAAAAACTTCTGGAACATGACAGCTGTACTGCCTACTCCTGTGTTAATCCCGCTGGTGACATCCACACTCGTTGCACCACTACAATAATTGTGATACAAGATGTTTGTCGAAGCTGAGGCAACAGTTGGTGAAGCAGCAAAATTTCCACCATTCTGGATGAAATTCGTGCACAACATGTATTTCCCACCTGATCCGGCATCGAACCTGACTTCATTGTCATGTAAAGACGCCAAAATAGATGGAGAATTACCGATTGCTGGGATGAAAGTGTCAAACATCGTGTTCGACGGAATCCCTAGCCCATGAAAATGAGCCACGATACCCTCAGTAGGATAATCAAGCACTGCTTTCTTCAACTTCACTGTGTAACGCACGTGTAACTCACCGATTTTACTGCTGTTAGCGCACCCACTGGTGTTCACATAAACAGTAGCACAATCGTACGTTTTCACGTCATTGTTGAATGGCACGGCGTCACCACGCACGAGTTTGCCAATCCCTTTTCGCATCATAGCGCAATCCAACTTCAAGGAAAGCACAGACGTCGAAGGAAGACACGGCACAGTATGAGGATCACTATCTTCAACAGCACGCAAGCTGCTTGGAAGAGGATCAGAACAGTCATAATTCGCAGACAACACAATTGAGCCTTGTTGGCCATTAGCAGCATAACCACTAACTGTTGATGTGAAGTAGAATTCAAGACTGTCATACTCATAACCCTCATACAACTGAGCAATCTTATGCCCATAAGCAAAAGTGTTCGGTAAACCAGGATTAACAGAGTATGGCACTGACAAGAAGTCAGTAGAACCAACGACATCAGAAACAAACTCATCCTCTGAGAACGTCACCCCTTTATGGCCTTTCGCCGTAACAGAGGTCCGACCAGCTTTAACGCCAGTGCCTGAGCCCACATAGCCTCGAGCGGGGGGCCCATGATTACTCTTCTTCTTCTTTTTTGGTGGCCCAGAAGAACGGTTAGGTTTAACCTTGTGATTGGGCAGGTGGTAAGCTTCTTGCTTATGTTTGCGTTTGGCATTGCGACGTGCTTTAGCTGCAGCAGATTTAGCCATTGATTTGCTTTGGAGAATCTCAATTATTTGTTGATAGGTTGTTTTAAACGAGGGATCATGAATCACACTAGCGACTCGTTTGCCACTTTCTCTACCACAATATAAGGACTCAATCCAAGCGTCCGATTTCCAATTTGACATAATTGTCGCCATGGTAATAGCCCCCTTAGGACGATCAACAGCTCCAATTAGTTCTTTTCGGTGTTCGAAATTCAAATACTCAAGATACGCTTCAATAACAGTTCGACATTCCAAGTTTGCCCAGGAGTCGAGTCGTAAAGCACATGCTCGCAAATAATGCCAACGGACGTCATCAACATCTGACCCATACACGAGAGAACTGAGAACTTTCTCAGTTTCAGGGATGGGAACCCAAATACCCAATTCATGATGCCATGCAAATCCTTGTGATAAGAACTGCACTTCACTCAACGGGCGCGCCTCCACGCACGGGGTTTTTGTTGTGACACCAATACCACTCCACACCGGAGCAATAGTTGCGGGATTAAACCAACCTTTCACGTCATTGCTAACTGTAAAAGTGTTATCATCTCCACAGAGGGCTGCTTCAACATTCACCATGAAATCTTCATAGGACGTGGCACGACCTCGCTCCTTACAGAGCACAATCCAAGCGTAAGCAAAAAGTCTAAATAGAACCATTGTATTGTCAACAATCGTATTCGAACTCCCACTCGGATTCCCGGTGTGTTTTTGGATCAATTCACCATTTTCAAGAACAATCACTGAATGAATAATTGAAGCGTAAAGACGCTCCAATCTCAGTCGATTGATAGGTGTGCGATCTTCTTCTCGCAAGAAACTCCAACGAATTTCCATTTGACCCAACATCGCTTCGGCGAACAAGCTGCTATCGAAAGCACTCTCGTCCAGCTCAAAAGCATTTGGGTGCTTATCTAATCTCCGGTACAGGTTATCCCAACCTGACACGAATTTCGAGGCACCGACGACGGACCAGCTTCGCGTGAAGCCATCAACATCGTTTGCACTATCATAGAACTTATTGTTCATGTCTAAGCACATCCTGTTAAGAGCAACTGAATGCTCAATAGGGCTCGCTGTAAAAGTTCGCAGATTATTATCTGCTATTTTCTCAGGAGTTCGCATCTCACATTTCTGTGTACACGTCCATATTGGAACCATAGGTTCCTCATCAGGTTGTCCAATCATGGACCAAAAATCTTCCAAAGCATGTTGAGCTTTCGCATCAGCTAGGAAGTCATTTTTATCTTTGAACTTCAAATTCCAGGGATATCCGCACGAAGTGGTTTTGTCCATTTCCGTGAGAACTATCTCTTGTGCCAACACTCTACTTCCAG